CTTGCCGTCTGCATCCACGGAGGATACCATGATCTGGTCATCCGCCGCCAGACCCGACAGGCCCATGGATTTGTCAGCACTCACCCGTATGATCTCATCCTGGATAGCGTTGAGCTGTGCGGCATCGATAACCGTTACGTTATCCTCGTACACCACTTTTTCAAGAGCCATCGCTTACCACCTCCACATACAGCCCCACCAGTGCGCTCAGCGGATGATACACCGGGTTACCGGTATCGCGATTGCACAGGTACAATACGCCGTCTTGGGTGTAATACTTCCCAGCTTCTAATGCCATGTTCCCGTTGTAGGGGATAGCATCGTATTTCGTCCCCTCATGCTGTTCACAGATTTCCTCCCAGAGGCTTTCTGTGCCGGTAGAGCCTGGCGCCCAGTCATCCTGGGAGGTATGCTCCTGTCGGAGCTTCCAGAGCTTTCCGGCCCGGACTACCTTATAGCCCACCGGGCAACCATTTTCAGCAGTGTAGGCCTTCCCGCTTTCCCATTCGGGATAGAATGCTGCCATACGGAGGGCTGTTGCATCGTCTACGGTTAAGGCGTTGATTTGCAAACGGATGAGCATGTCCTGAACTTCTTCAGTGGAGAGGGGGCGATGCTTTTCTTCCGCCTTGTAGCGAAGACGAGCTTCCTCCATTTCCGCGATTTCTTCGGAGGTGGCCTCTCGGATTATGCCGTTTTCGTAGATTTTCATTTTATCGCCCCCAAATCTTTACCGTAAAGGCAGCTCCCACAGAGGCGGATGCTCCAAAAACAATCGTTGATATTTTGTCAATATCGCCATTGCCTCCATAATTATTGGAAAAAACAAGGCTACCGTCTGTGCGGAATGCAGAAGTGATAGCGAGTTTTTTGCCTAACAAGCCGAGGTGCATTTGAGTATACTTGGAATTTGTTACCCACATCGCAACATTCGCCGATAAATTCACGCTTTGAGAAGCTCGCACATAAAAATACCATGCCAAGTTTGGGATTAATTCCAGCATTATCTCGTCATAGGAAAAGGTATTACCGGCATCTGTGGTAGATACAATCGCCTCAATTGCATCTGGCGTCAATTCCACATCGCGGATGTGTTTCCATGAAAGATTCATTGTCTCGCTCCCGGCTGACGCCATATCCGCCGGTTCCCACTCCGTAGGCACGCCGTTGTCATCGACGGCGGAGATTCTGGCGATTTGGCCGACGGTTGCACCGGTGATGTCCATCCCTGCGCCCGTGTCGCCCTTGGGACCTTTCAGATCGGCCAGGGCAATCACGTTTTCCCACGTCTCCCCATCGCCGGAGAACTGGATATAGCCGCCCTCCACCCGCATGGACGCAGAGGCCGCAGGGTGCTCCGTCAGGTAGTCCTCCACGGCTTTGGCGATATCCTCCGGGGAGACGGTAGAAAGCTCGTTGAGTTTGGCCATGATTTGCGCATATACGTCCTCCGCTGGGGCGGCAGGGGAACCCCCGGGAGTCAGCACGGAGGACAGCGCCAGAAGCCGGGAGGCCCAGGGCGTGTGGATATCCCCGGCATACAGGCCCACGGACACCCAGCCGGAAGCAGTCAGCACCGGCAGGGTCGCAGTGTCTCCGGTGAACACCACGTCCTGATAGGTGCCGTCCGCCAGGTTCACCCGCATGGTCTTGGCATCGTAAGGCGTCCATTCCTCGTCCAGGTCCCACACCACCGCATAGTCGCTGTTGTTGCAGATTACAACGCCCTCGCCCTCGGCGCATTTGTCGCGGACATTAATGTTGATTTCGGGCATATACTCCCTCCTTTACGCCGTCCTGCGCCATGTGTACACGGCCAGGTACGGCGGCATGTTGTTGTGGGACTGCCCCCCGCAATCGGAGGATTGCCCGCCGGAATACGCATTGTATTGATTGTTTGCGGCCTGATACAGGCGGACGGCATTCACACCGGTTGTCACGGCCTGCCCGGTGTACTTGAAAGTGTGGTTGTGGTCCGGGATTTCCGCCTTGGTCAGTGTGTGGGTCTCCTCGCCGCCTGTAGAGCCAGCCTCGTGGGAGTCGCCGGCCGCCAGCAGAAACCGGTCCTTGACCTGCTCCCACGTCCCGCCGAACAGTTCCGCCGGGGAGGTAGAATCTGTGGACTGGAAGATGCTACCAACCGGGTGCAGGAGATCGAGGAGGGCCTTGCCCATGTAATGGATGGGCCACTTAAATTCCACCGTCTTTTCCTTTTCCGCCACGCCACCAAAACAGATTGCCTGCAAATCAAAGTTCATGTTCAGGGGGACAGCAACGGTGGGAATGGTAATTTCCCGGGTCACGGTGCCGCCCAGTGCATCTGTCGCCTTGACCTGCACAACGCCGGTGGAGTCGGTGCCATAGTCCGCCAGATACACGGTTTTCGCCCCGGAGGTCTGGCCGGTCAGATTGCTGGCTCCGGTGATTTCCACGGTGGCTTTATTTCCGGTCAGCTGGATGGATAGCGTAAACGTCAGCTTGATGTCATCTCCCATGGCGTTGTCCGTCCATGCCCCGCCGGAGTAGTCGCCACGCAGGAAGGTCAAATCCTGGATTCCAGGGCCGCTGTAGGCGTTTACGGTGATATTCTGGGTAACAGATGCCGTGCGCCCTCTGCTGTCCGTGACGGTGGCTACAACGGCCATTGTGCCGCTTTCTGTAAGGACATTCGCCCCGTCCGGACTGGCGGCTTTTCCGCCGATGGTCAAAGACTTGGCCTTGATGGTGCTGCCATAAGACCCAACGGCAGCAAACGTGGCTTTCAGAGTGCTCTTGCCCTGCACCCAGCCGTATGTGAGCTGATACCCGGAGGTGTCGGACAGGCTCACGGACAGGGTGGGTCTTACCGATGCAGGGATGGATGCCGTCAGTGTGGTCGTATTGGTGCCCACCACGGTGTCCCCGTTGTAGGTGGTGATCTCCGCCGTGATGTCTACGGAGGATCCGGACGTATTCTGCACGGCCCAATCCAAGGGCGGCGTATACGATATGGATGTGGCGCTGGATTTTGTCGCCACAGTTACCTGTGCCGCAGAACCGCACTTGAGTTTGATGGTGTGCGTAAAAGTGCTCACGGCCCGGGCCACTGTAAGTGTACCGGCAGAACCCAGCACAAGTCCGGATGCCGACACGGATGATGCCCGGGGGATGTCAGGAAGATTGACTGTGCCGGAGACCGTCAGGCTGGACGGCGTGTAGGATGACGTAAACCCGCTGTGCCAGTCCGCAGAGAGCACCACAGACCCCTTGCCCATATTGTTATGGGCCACGGTGATGGACTTGCTGCCCAGCTTGTACCATCCCCTGGAATTGTACCGGTACGGGTTATAAACCTTGGTGCCTTGCAGAGTGTAATAGCAACTATTGGCGTCCAGGTTGTAGCTTTCACCGGTGCCGTCATAGATGTACAGCGTAAGAGACAGTGTGGACTTGTTGTCCGCAATACTCTGGGATACGCTGTAATCCAGCCGCAATTGCCAGCCGGTGGAAGACACCGGCCCGTAAATACTCGCCATCAATTCACCCCCGCGAAGGAAACGGACCCGTTGGGCTGTACAACAATGCCCATAGGTCCCAGGCGGAACTTGCTCAGTTCCACCAGCTCAAAGCTGTTGTTGTTCCAGTACGCCAGAAGGGTCCCGGAAATGTCGTAGAATCCGATTTTGTCGTTGTACTCCTTCAGCACGATTTCCGATGCAGAGGAGCCAATACGCAGCACCGGATGGCCGTCATCGTCGATACTGGCGTCGATGAAGTCCGAAAGCGTCTGGCCGTTGACGGTGACTCTTTCGGCAGACATTTGTCCGGCGGTGATGACATTTGCGTTGATCTCACCGTCCATGGTCAAGGCGACACCGGAAATGGTATTTCCGCCGTCCTTGGAGAATCCCAGACCGCCTGTGGACATAATCCACATCCGGGTATTGGGCGTAATGGTGGGCGTATCTCGCAGGGTCCACCCGATGGGGAAGCCCTGTTCGTCCAGAGTCAGTTCATAATACCCGCCCTTTGCCCCGATGATCTTCTGTGTGGCGTTCTGCATGGCCTTGGTAAGGCCCTCATAAGCCCGCTTAATGCGCTGTTCCGTAGGGCTTTCCATGGCGTAATCCGCGTCCTGTGGGGCGTAACTGTGCATGGTGCAGGACAGGCCACCGTACAGGTGAATTTCCTGCTCCATAACACACACGTCCAGCCACTCGCCGGTATCGCCCTCCACCCGGATAACGTCTCCCACCTCAACAGACGGGTCGCAGCGCCATTTCACGTCGCAGGGCTGAAAAGATATCTCTAACTCCGGCTGAATCAGGTCTGCAACGGCCTGGTTCATGTACGGATTTGTGGCCGTGATGCCCAAGCCGGTGCCGGACGTAATGGGTTCATCTTCCGTTCCGGTGGTGAGGCTGGATACCGTGTACAGACCGTCTGCCGTGCGGGTCAGGCCGGACATGTACTGTTGCTCCCGGCTGACCTGGAAGGTGGTTTTTGAGTACCACTTGAACACCAGATTGCCGTCCCGGTCGAAGTGCGCGGACTGTCCGCACAGTCCAGCCAGCCACCCCAGCTGCTGTCGGATGGTCCCCTCAAACACAGATTCGATTGTCATGTCCGGGAAAGTCACCGTTGGGGGAGTCAGGCCGCTTTGCGCACACAAGTCCGTCAGCATATCGTCTGGCGTGGCGGGGAACCCAATTTGCGGGGTGTACTGCTCCGTCAAGGATGCCATCTGGTCATAGCCGGTGATTTCCCAGCCATACACCAAATTTTCCACGCCGTCTGCGGGGATATAGTATCGGCCCAGGGGGACATATTCCACCCCAAACGCTGCGGTGCTTACACCGGCGATTGCCTTACCGGCCACAGCTTGACCGGCAATGGCTGTCGTGCCTGTATCACCACCAGGAACGTAGATGCCGATATACGGCACAAAGTACCCGCCGGACAATTGCAACGGCTCGTCTGGCTTAAAAATGCGGATTTTGCACCGCCCGGAACAGGCAGAGCCGACGGAGATTCCGTCCGAGGAGTCAAACGCCGGTGTTGCGGTGATCTCCTGCACATAGTCCCCGTCCAGCTCCGTCTGGCCGTTAAATATGACTTTGCCTTTGATTTCCCGGCCATAATCTGCAAATGCGGTGTGAAACGCGGTTGATACCCTGTACATCGCCTCACCTCTCCACAAAATTCATGGACAGCCCGCCCCACAGCCATTTCCCATCGGTTTCGGGCCGCATGATTGGCGATGACCGGTCGCCTACGTAGCACGTCATAGTGCGGTCGGTGCCGGTCATCGCATCGGGGTATGTAAGGCTGAAAAAAACATCGTCCACGGCTTGCAAAATCTTGGCCATTTCAGCAGAGACGAGTGGCCGCCAGGAGCATTCCAGCTTGCGCTTCACGGCCACGCGGTCGCGGAACATATCGCCGTTCTGGTTTCTGCCGGTCCCATCTGCGTCTAGGTCGGAAATGTTCCATTTCAGTTCATCCGGGGCCGGGAGAGATACCACAGCCCCGGATTTCTTTGTTACCTTAAGTACTTCCATGCGTCACCTCACGTCAGCAGCGGGCTTTTGCCGTTCATGCGCACCTGGGAGTTGTTTTCCCGCACCATCTGCCGGAACATCTCCTTGCCGTCCATTTGGACAATGATGGTAATGGGCCGGTCGCTGCCTTGCCCTAGCACCTCCGCAACGGCCTGTTTGATGGTGTCCAGGGGGGCCTCAATGTTGGTGCCGTGCTTCTGGTCGCCCAGTACGGCCAAAAATTCCCGGTTTGCTGGGATCACCGCGCCCTGGGCCAGGCGAGGAATGTGGACATTTCCCCAATTGACCCGCCCAATGTTCACGCCAGGAATCTTGTTTAAGATGCCCGTGATGCCATTCACCATATCGCTTACGCCGCCCAGCACCCAGTTGATGCCCCGTTCAATACCCGAGATCAAGCCGTTCATAATGGTTTTCCCGAGGTTCAGCCACCAAGCCGCAGTGAATACGGGAGCGATATAGGAGTTCCAGAATTCTTTGATTTTTTGCCAAACGTTCTTGATTTTGTCCCGGATGAAATCCCAATTTGGTGCAATGGCCGCCGCCAAACTAACGCCACCGGCAAGCAACATCCCAATGCCCAAGGGTATTCCTACGCCCGAAAAAATAAGCATAAGCCCGAGGACAACAAGAAAACCGCCGATCATAGCAAGAGTTTTGCCAAGAGGGCCACGAAGCGCCTGTGTAATGCTATCCCAATTGGGCGCAATTACGGAAAACGCAAACATGGCGCTTCCGGCAACGATCATGCCAATGCCCACAGCCATCATACCGGGCACCATTGCCAGCAAAAGGCCAAATACGGCAATATAGGGAGAAATTTCGCTGAATATTTTGGTAAGTGCCGATGTCAAATTTGTGCCGAGCAGCTCCCAGTTCGCGCCGACTTCGCCGACAGCAAACAACGCAATACCTGCGATAATCAAGCCAATACCAAGGGCCTGCTGCCCGGGGACAAACAGTAGCACAGCGCCAAACAGGGCAATGTAAGGGGAAATATCGATTAGCATATTTGCAAGGGCTCCCACAAGGTTGGTGCCGAGCAGATCCCAGTTTTCCGCCACTTCGCCGACAGCAAACAACGCAATTCCCGCAATCAGTAGTCCAAGGCCCCACGGTATATTGCCGGTCAACATAAGAACCACGCCGAGAATTGCAATCATCGGGCCGATAGCAATCAGAATCTTTGAAAGACCAGTTTCCACAAGCGTCTTTGCTGCTTCTCCGCCGTCGGATGCATAAACACCGTATACTGTCAACGCGCCTGCAACCATCATCGCAATGCCTACCCCAACATGGCCGGAAAAAGTAAGGATTGCTCCAATTGCAAGCAGCGCAATGCCTGTCATTAGGGCCATTACGGCATTTACGCCGCTCCCAATATCACTATCAAAATTAACTGCATTCCCTCCGCTTTCGCTCCCGCCTCCTGCGTCGTTGCCGCTTATTGTGTTAAGCTCGTCAAACGGTGCCAAATACTTGCTTGCTTTTTTCGCTGCGCTCCCTACACCCTCGATGGCGTTTTGTTGATCGTTTAGGCTTTTTGCCGCTTTTTTCGAGGCGCTATAAGTTGAGCCAAAAAGCAAGGACAACAGACGAGACGCGCCGGTCAGTGTATATGTGATGATTTTTGCCAGGGCCGTAAAGGCGGGGATCGCTATATTGACAATCGGTTGCGCTAGGGTGCGTAGCTCGCCTTTTAGTCGAGCAACTGCATTCATAGCATCATCATTCGTCTGTATGGCAGACCACATATATTGCTTAATTTTCCGCAGCGCGGCGGTAATAATTGTGAATATAAATACCCGCTTAGCAAGGCCCTTAATGCGCCCGACAAGTTTGTTGAAACTTTTTTCTGCTTTTTCAGCTGCAGGAGATAACGCCTTTGTTGTCATGGCAAGTGCCTGGGCGGATTTTTGCGCCCCTGCAACTTGTTTTTGTAAATCTGCGGCTTTTTCTTTTGCCGCATTTAATCTGCGTTCGGTTTCTCTGATTTTTTCGTTTGCTTTATCTAATTTATCTGCAGCAGCGTCAAATTCTTTTTGTAAAGCAGATACATTTTTTTCTTGTCCGAGAATAGAATCGGATGTAAAAAACTCTTGTCCGCTTTTCATGTATTCCAATTTTGCTTTTGCTACATCTAACTGTGCGCCGAGTTGCGCAGATTGGTTTACAATCTCCGTTTTCCCCGTGTTTTGCTCTTTTAACTTTTCAGATATTCTTTCTATTTTCTGAGTAATGGAATTGAGTTCTTTTTGCGCCTGCTTGTCGTCAACATTTACTTCCACCACGACAGACCCATCCGACATTAAATCACCTACTTGCTTTTGAATTTTTGATATGGTATATTATTGATACCAAAATTTAAGGGAGGGAGTTTTATGGATACCAAGTACCTGTTCTTGGTAATTATTATTGTTGCTATTTGCAGACTGGCTTTTGTTTCAGCGAATAATGCCAAATTAAAAAAGCGGTACGGTGACGGCGAGTTGCTTCTTGTCGACAAGTTCCAGTTTATAGGAGGTCTGGACCTGCCGCAGAATGTCATGTGCAAGCTAACCTGTTTGCGCTCTCGCATTATCATGCAGGCAAACGGTCAGGAGTTTAATCTGCAAACTGATAAACTGATTGATGTGTCGATCATAACCAACACAGAAATACAGAAGCAGTATGTATCCAGTGCCGGCGGCGCCGTGGCGGGGGCAATGCTGCTCGGGCCCATCGGTGCAATTCTTGGGGGAAGTGCCAGTAAACGCAGCATAAAAACGAACACAAAGTATCTAATCTTCACATACCTGGCCGATGTCCAAACGAAATATATCCTTTTTGATGTGACGAAAAAAACGCCGCAGGCAAAAAGGCTTGTGAAGCAGTTCTCCTATCTGAAGAACAAAGACACCGTAAAAATCGACCTATAACCAACGCGCAAAAACCGCTCTCACAGGAGGGCGGTTTTTTATATCCATTGATTGATAACTTTTTCATCGCTATCCGTGTATTGCCGTTTGAAATCCACAAGATGCTTATTCTGCTTGTAAAATTCCTGATCGGATTTATCCAGCTTTTGATTTTTGGATTTCTTTTTGCGGATGCTTACCACTTGGGCAAATGTGCAATCACCTATTTCTTGGTATGCGGCTATAAATGTCCACCAGTGCAGATATTCAAGGGAGCGGATTTCCGTGCCAAGCACGCGATTTATGGGGCTTGCAATCATCGGGAAATCCTGCTGCCAATCCATGAGCTTAGGTCGCTTTTCATCCCGGCATTCTTCCTCGCCGCAATTTATAAAGGATATGCATTGCCGCACCGCGTTCTCGTATTCCGTGTATGGGATATCCTCGTAATCCGGGTAAAACATTTCCATCACTGCCTCTGCCTTATCGGCGCTGTCCAGCTCCGAATCAGAAAGCATTTCCAAAATGTCCAAAATGTCCCGGTAATCAGACCGAATGGCGTATTCCTTCCCGCCCAGCTCCACGGATTTTGGCAGGCTGTATCTCATTTGTGGTACTTCTTGGTGTACTTGCTAATGCGCGGGTTGGTAAGCTTCTGCTCCCGGGCATACGCAGTATCCATTTCGTCCACCAGCGCAAAAAGCAAATTTGCCCAAATGGGGAATCCGTTGGCCAGCGCGTAAAGATTCAGCTCACCAAAAAGCGGGGTGCAGATATCAAACCCGAATACTTCTCCGTTGATGATCTCCCGCATTTCCCGGTCCATCTTTTGGCCAATGTCAAAAATTTCCTTTTTATCGGCGTTTTTTTGCACTTCGTCCTTATAACCATCGTTCATTTTGTCGAGTTTTTCAAACGCGGAAAAAAGCCGACGAGAAAGCCCCATATCCAGCGGATTAAACGCAAATTCACATTCTTTCCCGTCGGTAGTCACAAAAGTTTTAGTGACTACGCCGGTATCAATTTTGATGATATTTTCGCTCATGGTGTCCTCCGATTTATTTGTATATTGCGTGATAATGGGGCGGGAAACCCCGCCCCTATTTTTTACTGTGCGGCATCAAACTCGATCTTGCCGGCAGCGCCCTTCGCCACGGTCCCCAAAGTGCGGGTCCCGCCATAGGTAATCTCACTGGCGATGTTTAGTGTACCGCCGCCCTCGCCGCCGATGGAAGTAACGGCAATGGCGCAGGAATCATAACGCTCGGCAAACTTTGCATCGCCGCTGGTGGCGTAGAAGTGGCCGATCATCATGTCCTGGTTGGCCAGCGCCTGCGCATCGTGGTCTTTTACGGCCAAATTCCACATCTTCACGGCTGCTGCATCACCAGCATCCAAGGGGATGGGGTCAAAGGTCTGTGTAATAACGGGCTTTTTCATGGTTGTGAATGTGTTCCCCAGCACATCCTGCTTGCTCTCCTGGCCCCAGTCCATTTCCTCGCTGCTGTCCTCCACCCGCTTGCCGATAGCACTCCACACAGGGGACTCGGAGGAGCCCGTATTCAGGTATGCGATCAAAAGTTCGCGGTCAATGGTCTGACCTTCCGGTGTTGTAAAAGTCAAATCTGGCATTATGTATTCACCTCGTAATTCATTTTCATTAAGATTTGATGATCTTCGTCGCCGTTTTCATACACAGCGAACAAAGAAGATCGCGTAGTAGGCTCCAGGCTTACAACGCGTTTTCCGGTACCAATGTCGGGGCGCTTGCCGGTCGCCCAATCTCCGATAGCGTTTAACAGTTCGTCAGCCTTGAGCCGTTTGTCGTTGCTGTTCCCCGGCTTCACTCGGTAGATTATCTTGAACTGATACTCCGCCACATAACCGCCGGTGATATACCTCCGCACGATGTACGCCGCCTGAATGGTGGACATCGCCATAGCGGAAGTATCTGCAGAAAGAAACTCAAAGCGTATAATGTCGACTGGCAACTCCGCGTATGTGTTCAGCCACACAAGTAGCTTGCGCGATACCTGATCTTCTTCCGCCGCCGACACGGCCTTTTTAATCTTTTCCAAATTTCTTCACCGCCTTATCTGCCACCCGCACCCACTTCTCCATGTTCTGCGCTTTGGAAGCCTCAAACCAATGGCTCTGTGCTTGCGGGTGCATCGCCTTGGAAAATACAAGGTCTCGGTTTGTCAAAACCTTCGTCCCGCCCTTTGGCGCAAAGGTGCTGCCGGTTTGCGGATCAACCATGACTTTGCCGTAGTACAAAAACCGCGCATAAGGCCCGGGGTAAATAATTTTGTTGCCGTCTAACCTCGTGCGTATTGTTAAAGATCCTGTAAGTGCAGGGACAAACGGCGCGGTGTCTTTTATGACCTGCTGCCCCACAATGCTTTCAGCGCGGGTGCAGCTCTCAGCCAGTTTGTCCTTGATGGCCTCCATGCCGCCAAAATGCATCGCAAAGGTAACGGCCACTTATTTCCCACCCACTTCCCAATGCTGCATATCTGCGCTGCCAAAGTCTTTTGCGTCAACCTTAGTCACATTCCAGCAATTATCGTGCGCCAATGCCACGCCCTCGTTGTCCGTTACAATTTCGCCTTTGACGAAAAATGTATCGCCACCATTGCCGGTGGTGGATAACGTCCATAGGCCCGCCCTGTCGCTTGAGGCAAAAAATGCTTGCGGCTCTGTATATGTCTTGGGCTTTCCGCTAAATCCATCCACAGCTTTTACCGTAAATGGGATATACAGGTTTACTGCGTCGGCGCCTTCAAGCCCGCTTTTGCGCACGTTAACTCCCTTTGCCGCCTCGCAGAACACGCCATCAAGCACGGTTACATATAGGTTTGTGACATCTTTTAGCGTGGCAGGGTCCGGTTCACGCACGACGTTGTAAACCGTTACAGTGTGGGGAGTGTACATCTGCAACCACCTCCGCGATACAGCAACCCTGTATGGGCAAGGTATTCCATGCACGTTTCCGCCAGCAATTTTCTTGCGCCGTCCGTGGCACTCAATGCAGCAGCGGCGCTTTCCCCGCCGCTGGCCAGTGTGCGAGAATACCCGCCTACCGTTTCACTTTTCACGTCACCGCCGGTAAGCGCATCCGTCAGCCTGGTTGCGGCAAGTTGCTGCGCGGTCTCGATCAACTGATACTTGTCCACCAATGCGCAGCAACACATCTTTACAGCGTCCATATCAGCGTTGTCTTTCGCCCGGTTTTGGGTGTAGTAATCGAGGAAGGAGCTGGCCAGAACAGCCAGACGCGGAAAATCTTCCTCGCTCACAGAACCCATATAGATTCCGGCGTAGTATGTATAATCAGCGTATGTCATACGGGTCAGCTCCCTTCCAATACTGCGATTATGTCAGCCTTGCGCATTGAACTGCTGACCCCGTCCACCCCGTTTCCCCTGGCATAATCAAGCAGTTGGGCTTTTGTCATGTTGGAGAAAGAAGAAGTTTCAGGGTCAGGCTCACTCAGCAGTTCGCTTAGCCCCCCACTGCCGGAGTGATGGAGCCGACAACCACGCCGTCAATGCGCTCGGCGAACAACACCATGCCGTTGATAACGGTATCGGATGCGGTCATGTTGGTGTAATCGGGTTCCTCATGGATACCGATATAACCGGTGGCGTCGGTGGTGAAGTTGAACACCTCGCCCAGATCTGCGCCGTTCACAGGGATGTAGTACAGGACGATGTTGTCCTTGGCGGTGGCGTAAATCTTTCCCTTGGGGACGCTGGAGTTCAGAATCACGGTGCCCAGGCCGAGAAAGTTCTCGACATAGGTCATGCCGAAAGCGGTCTGCAGGGTGATGTTGGCAGTTGCGAGATAGTCCGCAACATCCAGCGGGTTCATGAAATACACTGCGCCGATCTCGTCATCCTCGAACAGCACCTGCAGCTGACCCCATGCCTGAGCCAAGGTCGCCTGGAAGGTAGCACCGCTGGCCGTGCCAGTACCGGTTGCGAGGAAGCCAAAGAAATCCTTGCGGATACCTTTCTGCACGTCCTTCAGCATTTCATCGGTGGTCATTTCGACGGCCTGATCGTAGCCGCGATCAGTGATTGCCTCGGCAGAAGTGGCCTTACGCCACTTCTTCAAGGTGATCTCCTTGTAGTTCACAGCCTCGGTCTTGTACTTGCTCAGAGGGATGGTCTCGCCCTCGGCCACAGCGCCGTCTTCCAGAGTTCCGGTAGCCTTGTAGCTCTTGAGCACAGTACCGGCCTGCTTGGCGATCTTGCGGGTAACGCCCAGAGCCTCCATCAACTTCTTGATGGAATAGCCGAACATTTCGGTAAACTCGATCTCGCGAACACGGGCAAGATCTTCCTTCTTAATCAGCTTAGGATCAACAGCCATTTTTATTCTTCCTTTCTAAACAAATCCATATTTGCGGCGATTGCAGCGCGCCGCTCCGTTCTGTCGGTGATTTTCATAATCTCGTCCTTGGTCATAGGCTTGCCGCCCTCGTTGAGCCGTGCGCCCATGTCCAGCCGGACAGCAGGCTTAGAAACAAGGCTCTTATAAGTGCCGTCTACGAGAGCGTCAAGGCTCTTGGTGTCCTTGATCTTCTCGCCGTCCAGCTCCACGCCGTCGATCTCCGCGCCGCTGCCGCGCAGAGCAATAGTTAGATTGTCGCCGGTGATGTTCTTGCTTTCGTAATAGGCTTTTACCGCCTTTTCTTTGGCGGCCTTGGTCTCCTTTGCGGTGATGTCCGCCTTGAAGTCGTCAAAGGCCTTGTGCTCCTTCTCATACTTCTCCTTGTAACCGCCGTCCCCGGCGGCTTTCAGGTCGTCCAATTCCTTCTGGACTGTGGGCAACTTCTCCGCGTCCGCCTTGTAGCGGGTCACATCCGCCTTTAGGCCGTCCACAGTGTCGGTATGCGCTTCGATGATGGTATCTACCTGCTCATCGGTGAGACCCATACCCTTCAAAAGTTTTCGTGTAAGTGCCATGACACTATCTCCTTTTCTTTGGCCGCGTTTCTTCGCAGACGATAGTTTTTATAAAAACCGCTGTGCTTTGCGGGTTTTACTTAAAACAAAAGAGCTAACCACCGAGAATTCCTCAGCAGTTGGCTCCTATTGCCCTTTCCCGCGCCCAATTACGCGGGAGTTGAATATTTGATTGTTTTCTTGACCTCTAACACAATGTATCCGTCACCCTTGCGCCAGATTTCTACATCGTTTCCACGTTTGAGAATGGCTTGCACGGCCTTGATTGCTTCGTCAAAGTTCAAGTCATATCCGCCTTTCAAAACACAAGAAGGAGAACCACATCGCTGCGGCTCTCCTTCTTCGTTGGCGCTTTGGCAGGCGTGGCGTTCCCCTGCATCTCTCGGGTTTCCCCTATCAATACCATCGGCGTGTGGCTGCCACGAAATTGACCACCTCAAAGCACCTTGCTTATCCTATAACAAGTATAGCCGCTTTATTCAGATTTGTAAAGTATTTTTTTCGTCCGTAGATACCGCTTGTATCGCTTTTCTTCCACTCGCAAAAATGTAATCACAGAGTTTTTATACTCTGGATTGTCTGCATTTGTCGCAAGCCGCAAAATGAGCTGGAAGCGTTCCCCTGCGTCTTCAAACGCTTTAAGAACAAACGCGGTGTTCGGTTTGTTTGCTTCTAAAATATAATCTGGAGCCTCTACAATTTGCGATAAATAGTTTTTGTACCGTTCAAAATCCCGCGGATGTCGTTTTTTTATGTGCTGTATGCGTTCATCCGTTATGACTACTTCATCCGTGCGGATGTCTTCTGTTACTACTCTGTACTTTTCAGTATCAATTTGCCCAATGTGATGCACTGCTCCGCCGCCACTCGCCTTATTTGCGTTTATTATAGTAGATTTCGTTGAAGCAGACAAGCCATTTACTTTTTGTTGCGGCAAATTATCTACATACAGCACCTTCATTCTCTCCCGCTGCTCCGGCAGCCCTGCAGCCGCACTGAACGCATTGTATTTGGCGTTTAACCGCCGTAGCCGTATGTTTACCGCAGTCTCATCTTCATGCAATCCTGCGGACTTGTAGGCGGCTTTTTCGCGCTTTAACTTTCTAGCCGTCCGCTCAATACGGCGCTGCATCTGGGTTGCCTCGTATGCCGTGTAATCCTTGCCATCAAACGTGCATCCGTGGTCATCATCGATGTGCTCCAACTGTTCATTCGTGTAAGTGCGCTCGGACACGCCCTCAACCCACGGGAACCGCCTGTGGCGGCAGTTGACCCCTTCCAGGCCGTCAACAGCGCCCAGGCCGCAAACATCATAAATGCTCGGGTAAATGTCCCCTACACGGACGCTGTAAACACGTCCTTGCCAATCCTTATGCGATGACCACGGTGACGGTCCCGGCTTATCTCGCGCGCCAACATGGGCCGATACTTCAAAATAGGGCGTATCCAGATATTCTGAGGATTGCTCCGTATACTTGGCGCAGATTTGAGATACGCCGGTCATTACGGCTCTTCGCACGGCAACATCGACATGATCCCGATGGCCGCTTTCGTAGTCAACCACTTTCAGACCGCTGTCCGCAAGTTCCTTTACCGCCGTTTTAATTGCCTGATTGTAGTTAATTGCACCGCTCTGCACCTGCAACGCTGCGCTGTCAAGTGCCCATTGGTACGCTTTGGCAGGTGGGAGCATTGTGCGCCCAGCGTCCACCAAAAAGCCCATTGATTGTGTTATATTGCGCAAGTCCCGCTTTGTCTGCTGGTATATGGCCCAGGTGTCCTCGATGCTTACCAGCGTTTCCGGCTGAGTGATATGCGCAAGGTCAATGACATTGGTGTAATACTGCTGATTGCGTTCCACAACATCATCAAGCAGTTTGTTTAATTTCTGCTCACTTATGCCGGTTGCTTTTTGTATGGCCTTTTTAATCTTTTTAAGGTCAATGCCGTGCGCCCGCAGCGCCTTGATGTCCTGCACCGTTACCTCGTTCAGTTCATCCGCAACTTTCAACCGGGAGCAGATTTCATCCAGCAACACAAGCTCAAGCGCCCGGAACAGTTCTGCCAGCTCCTCTGGGAGCGCATCAAGTAGTTCCGGGGTAAATGGATACCGGCTCATTTTTCACAACCCAAAAAGGCCCAGTGTTTTCTCCAAATCCCATTACTCGACCTCCGTTTCTTCCTCGGTTACCATGTCATGTGCCTTCGGCAGCGCCGCCTTTGCGGTCGCCTCGTCCTCGTTCATCCAGCGCATACGGAACTCCCAATCGTTCATGATGCCAGCGTTAAGAAGCTGCACGTCACGGTTAAAGTCCTGGCCCTTGTCCTCAATGATGGAATCGTCAAAGTCAATGGAGATCTGGACGTCCTCATTGAGGGATGCGCCCATGTACCGATTTCCCATGCGGAGCAAGCTCCGGCACAACTCTGTGATTGCCCGTTCAAGCACAATTTCATGTTTTTTGACCGTGCGGAACAGGGTGCTGTTCTCGCTGATGACCTGCGTGGCAGTTGCGATGCTGCCCTGGTTGAATTTGTAATGGTTCTCACCAAAACCGCACTTGCTGGACAGGATGTTCAACATATCTTGCATGCCGGTGTTAAACTCCGCCGTCCGTAGCGACATATCGACCTGCTGCAAGATGTTGCCGTTGCCGCCTCTGTCCTCCGGAAGTACATAATAAACGGTCTCACGCTTATCAAACACTGGCCGACCATCAATGCTCTGGGTTGCCTCCGGCTGCACCACAATGCGCTTCTTGCCCAACACAAATTCGTTCACATAGCTATCATAGGTGATGTCAACGCTCTTAAGCTGGTCGATGGCGTGGGCAAACGCAGCCACGCCAAGCGGGTTGTTTTCGTCAGAGTTTGCAATGTTCAGCCGGTCAATCACAAACTGCGGCTTGTCGCTGCCGGTATGAATCACCGGGGGAATTGTCTCAAACCCTTTCACGCTGGCCAGCGGTACTTCCTCCGCATCATACAGATGGTTCTCAATGTCATACTCGCCGTTGCGCAGCCGGTGCACCTGGATGTAAGTATATTCTGTTTCATCGACCTTCCGAGTGGATGCGAACGCACACTCGCGGATAACGCCGTTATCCCACGTCAGCGGGTAGATGTTCCAGGCGCTGACGTAGTTGATGCGAATGCGGCCAGAGTCAATGATTTCTGCTGTATCTGGGTTAATTCCCATGCCTTCCATCACCGGCACATACGCGACGGTTCCTACTGCCGCTTTGCGCTCCTGCGATTCGTTAGCCTTGACCTCCCAGTTGTTATCGGCAAAAACAGTATCGATAAATTCCTGTTCCTGTTTGCCTTCAAGCGTGATGTTGACTCGCTCGTTCATTAAGAGGTTGGCCCAGTCCTCGCAGACTTTCTTTCCCATTCCCACCGAATACCGGTGGCACTCCAGCTCTTCAATTCCATTCCACACCGTATAGCTGTGGAAATCTTCAACGTTTCCCTTATACCATGCGGCCCACAGGTCGATCAGAGAATAGAATTTATTGTCGACCGTGTCAAACCCAAGATCCTTTAATGCTCTCCGAATATTCACTATTTCACCGTCCCATCATGTGCCCGGCACGTTCCAGGTCTTTGTAATAAGGCTCAATGCTGTACTCAAAAGCATCCAAACTGTCGATGTCGGACGTGCCGTCATCCAAGCGCTCGTCCTCAAATTTATCAGGATCATAAACCGCGGTTTGCAGTGCATCGATCAGATGCGGGCAGTTGCGCGAAACCTTAAAACGACCCTGTTTCATCAGCAGCACCACAAGCCTGATTCTATCTGTGATTTGCAGTTTCATTGCATTCTTGACCTGCGTTCCGAGGCGCATTTTTTGCGCGGTATGATCTAACCCACGAATTAGCACCGTTTCCGCGCTATCCGCTCTTGTCTGGCTGTACCCATACTTTGACGTTATCAGCTGGCAGAACGTAGCAAAACGCCGGTTTAATGCATTCGGGTCAATCTCTTCGTTTTTGATGTATTCTTCTTCCAACGCCACAACACGGAAATCTTTTGTGATCCCGGTGGCTTGAAATTTCGTTGCGGACTTTGTACCACCGAAGTCAACGCCAATTGAAATGATTGAAAAGCTGGCGCCGTTTTGCTTGGCCCACTCCAAAGGGTCTCCGATCAAATACTTTTCTGTATCGTTGGCAAAGTCCTTATAAACGATGCCCTCTGCCGCTACCCACAGGCCGCGCACATACCGGTCATAAAATATACCGGCATACATATTCTCGTACCGTTCGAGGGTGCGCTTGCTCAGGCCGGGGTTGTCCGTCATTTCAAAATGTAGATACAGTGCGTTGCGCTCACGGCTTCGCTTGATCCACTCCTGATAGAACCAGTGATGTGGACTGCCGGGGTTACAGGAGAACCACAACCGCGCACCGTCAACGGAACAACGTGCAAGCGCCTGTTCCACAAACGAGCGCGGCATCAGCACCACTTCGTCCAGCAGCACACCCGCCAGCGTCCGGCCTTGGATCAGCGTATAGCTGGCCTCATCCTTGCCGCCGAACACCTCAAAGTAATTCGTCACGGCTCCGCGCCGCACTTCCATCACCTTGTCACCGCGCCGCCAGCGGATGAGATAACGTTCCTTTGCAAGGCTCATCGCCGTGAACGGCACTATGATGTTCTTTGTGCAGCTATCCACCGTGCGGCCACACACGCCGAAGCGCTGACCGCTGAAATTTTCCATCGCCCAGCGGACGAACGCCCACATCATAATGGAGGTCTTGCCGGAACGGACTGCACCGTCGCAAATCAGCGCGTCATACTTGGAATAGGGGAAAGAGAGGATCTTTGCTTGTTTCGGGCTAATCATCGCTCTCCAACCCTTCTGCCATTTCACGCAGGCTCACGCTCAAAGCGTCTTCCTGCGCGTTGTCTGTCGGCAAGCCCAGATCCACAACGTCACGCTGCCCAAGGTACTGTTTTCCCAGCCAAATGGCCATGCTTGCGTTCTTTTCGGCAAGCCGCCACTGGCTCCGACGCAGTGAAATTTTCCCCGCTCCGCGCTTTTGTGCAAAAACTTCCGAAAAACTTCTCTTATAGGTTCGTTTGCACCATGTTTCCAATGTGTCCGAGCATACATCAAACCAGCCGCAGATTTCCTCAAGCGTGCATTGCAGGCCGCAGAGGTTTTCGAACTGCTTCTGATCTATTTCCTTTCTTGGCCTTGCCATACGCGCCCTCCTTTCTCCGCTGGTGTTTGATAAACTTCTCCATATCCCGCTTTAAGTACGGGCTGTTCGTCTTGGCGATAATCGCCTGCGCTTCTTCAATCGTCATGCAGAAGCACCGCCTTTTTGCCCGTCAAGTTCTCCCACCGCTTTACAATCACATCGCAATACTTCGGGTCAAACTCCATAACATAAGCATTTCTGCCATTCTGCTCACACGCAGCAACGGTTGTCCCGCTTCCGGCAAACAGGTCGAGAACAATGTCGCCGCCCTTGGTATTATTCTTGATTTGATAGTCAAATAGCGCAACAGGCTTCATAGTCGGATGCTCTTTATTCGCTGTCGGGCGATCAAATTCAAGCACCGTTGTCTGCTTCCTATCAGATGCCCAGAGATGACCAGCCCCCGCCTTCCACCCATATAGGCAAGGCTCATGCTTCCACTGGTAGTCTTGCCTGCCCATGACCATTGCATTTTTAACCCAAATCAAAACCTGCCGAACTTCCCATCCCGTCATCTGGCACGCCATTCTGAAAACATATGCTTTTGAATCGGCGTGCCAGATGTAAAATACCGCGCCGGGTTTCATCACAGAGTTAGCCGCTTCAAATGCCGCTTGCAAAAACGCAATAAACTCGTCATCGCTTTTCGCATCATTTTCAATCTTGAGTGCGTCCTTCGTTTTACCTGTATAATCAACACCATACGGCGGGTCTGTAAGCAAAAGGTCTGCTTGTGCCCCCCATGAGCTTTTGTACACATTCCACGGACGTGCTGTCCCCACACATAAGCCGGTGCCGTCCAAGCTGCCAAATATCGCCAAGTTTGGTAATCGGTTCAGATTCTTCGTCGACCTCCGGTGCTTCGTCCTCAGTGACTTCGTCCGTTGTGTCTTCCGGCAAGCCCCAATCAAAGTCAAAAGCCGACAGGTCGAGACCAGGCAATTCATCAGCCAACAGATCAAAGTCCCAATCGCTTTCGTTGCTCTTGTTATCCACAAGCCGCAGGGCGTTCACTTGCTCCGGTGTCAGATCGTCCACGCAGACACAGGGCACTTCTTCCATGCCCAGTTTCTTTGCAGCCAGAGCACGGCAGTGACCGATAACAATCACGCCGTCGCGGTCAATCACAATCGGCTGCACAAAGCCGTACTGCTTGATGCTCTCCGCAACGTTATTGATTTGCCGTTTATCGTGTTTCTTTGCGTTGGCGGCATACGGCACAATATCTGCAAGCCGCCGTTTTGTGATTTCCATGCTTTCCTCCTGTTTTGCTACCGGCCCCCGCCCCTTGGCCTGTACATAGCAGACTTTACCCGCCCCGAAGGGCTACAACGCCGCACTCAAGGCAGCGGCACTCCTCTTTTGGCAGGGACGGTTGGGAATCGAACCCACCCAAACGGTTTTGGAGACCGTTTCGCCAACCTTGGTACATTCGCCCCTATGTGGTGCGGCATTGCAGCCCTGCCCTGCTTTAGCACTTCGCCGGAACGCCGGCGTCGCTTGCTGAGGTCTCCCCTTACGGGGCACCTATACCGCATATGTCCCCTCTGGGTCACATCGTTGAGAGGTGCGAGGGGTCCTGTTGGTGCCGTGTGGGAGGTGCGACCTCCCGCCCCGGATCGCGGGGTGCAACGAGCGCACGGCATATAACAACAGCCCATAGGTTTCCCTACAGGCTGTTTGTGCCGGTATGACCTTTCGGTGCCGTAAGGTGCGCCCGATACCGGCGGCGCACAGAAGGGAGGAAAAGTGATGATTGGGAAATCGCGTGAATGACCATCTCCTATCATCCACTGTACCTATTGTAGCACATCATTAAGTGGAATTTGTGCCAACTTTTTCAGCAAATCCGCAATATATGGCGATGTCGTGCAAAAACTGTTCTTTCCTCCTGCTGAATGTTCTCTCGCTGATCCCCGGTACAATGATCTTGTTGCGGGAATACTTGTGCTTGCCCTGACAGTTGCGCATGATCCCCTGTGTAAGCTGCTTGCGGACGCTCTCGCTCTCCAAATCCAGCCCGCAGCGGTCTATGGCATATTCCACCGCCCGCATTTTCTTGGTTTCCGGCCAGTTCTCTATGGCGGCCAGCTGCTCCGCCTTGCTCTCGGCGGGTCTGCCGATGCCTTGTCCTCTTGGCATGCCCTCTGCGGCGCTATGCGTCCCGCCCAGTATCTCCGCCCGGGCCTCTCGATACGCCCGCACCCGGCGCGGATATCCACGCACATAAGCAATGCACTCCAACCGCACATCATAAGGCAGTGTCGCCTTTTTGCTCATTTCCCCTCCTTTACTCCGCGCTGTTTACCATCTTATATTCGCCCCGCAGAGCCTTTTCAATGTCGGTCATCTTGATGTATCCGTTGTTTTTGGCCTCCACCAGCTCCACAAGGCACTGCTGTAAGTATTCCAGGCTGCGGGTGTCGTGCTCGTCCGCCGTCTCCTCCCGCACATGGAATCCGCACTTGTCCAGCAGCACGCAGGAAACATTGTCCATGCATTGTTTGGTGCCATCCAGGCGGCCCAGCTCGTAGGCCTTGGCCGGATTATTTGGCACCGGTCTGCCGTTTGCCCTTTTGAGCATCGCTATCACCCCTTTCCTCGTATTTGCATACGCCCGGTGTATTTGCCACTGGGCAGAAGTCCGCACACGCCGGGCAATCTGCGTTGACGCAAACCTCGTCTTGCATCCACTTGCATTCATCAATCATCGCCGTCACCGTCCTTTCCTTGATGGGAGATCCTTCGCATAGATATTCGCACCACGGAACACACACCACATCTGATAATAATACGGGACATTCCAGCTCGTTAGGGCAAGTGCAAATTAACATTCCACACCTTCCTTCCGTTCTCCGCTGCTGCAAAAATCATCCGCCTCTTTTGCCGGTTTGAATACACGATCCCAGCGATCACCATAGACGAAAGTGTTTTGCGGGTGTCCGCAGTAATAGCCTGCGGTTCCATCTGTCCGCTCATACCGTTCGGCGTGTTCGCACTCCTTGCAGCGCACCACGACCTCTGCGTCAACGGTAGGCGCATCGGCTATGAGCCTCTGGATCTTGCTGTGTGCGGCAAAGTTTACAAGCCATTTTAAATCGTCTGTAATCTGCACCTGTGCAGACATATAGGCCTCGGATTCGTCCACGGCCATTTGATCAGCATCAATCAACCTTTGTGCCATCTTTTTACCCCCTTTCGACCCGCTGATAGGCTATAATGCGTTTGATCTTGTCGTAGCTTTCATCTGTTGTTATAAAATCCTGTGACGTAGCATCAGGGCTGGTAAACGCAAAATAAATCTGCGTCCCATTCTCCGTTGGCCAAATATCTTCCACCCAGTCCAGGTTGACCAACCGTGGCTTGCTCAGTTGATGCACCTCGATAAAATCAGCCATTGCCCGCCCTCCCTTTGGTATATCCGTCTTTCAACGATCTGTTTCTGCGGCAGCACGAACACCGCTGATGCCGAACGCCATTCCACGCGCAACCGTCGCAACCCCCAATTTCGACATAATCGAACAATATTGGATTGTATATGTCAAATTCTAAAAGTTGCTGCATATTGAGCAAAGCATTATCCATGTATGGTGAGTTGTTAATGTTTCTGCTCTGACGAACTTTCCTGAGATAGTCAATCATGTGGTCAAAGTTTACATAGATACTCAATCCTCATTTCCGCCCTTCCTTGATTTTGTCTATCAGCAGCAGCCGCACAGCTTGGCAGAGCGCATATACAAGGCTATTCTGCCAAATGCTCCGCTTCTCCTTAATGCGGATCATACCGTTCTCGATCTCCTCTAAGGCTTCCAGCATATCATTTTTATTCGCCATCGCTTGCCCTCCGTTCTCCGTATTGGCAGAAAAAGTCCTCTGGCACCACGCAATCCACACAGACGCCGTATGCGCAGATGCGCCCGCCCACAGACTCATAACTGTTCTCACATTCTCGGCAGTGTACCACCGGGTCAACATCGGCGGCGGGAGTATCACTTACTTACCGCAACACCTTAGCAGCCAGCAAGTACGGGATTTCCTGTGGGCTCTCCGAAAATACATCCTTGGTGTAAACAGCACCATGATAGCGCCTTGTGTTCTCGATTGCTCTCGCGCCGGCGTTCATGGCAAGCATGAGTTCTTCCGTGCGCTCGATGTATTCAGCCATTGTTGTCCTCCTGTTCTTCATCCCCGTTGGATACAGCCACGCCCTCGTTTTCTGCAACACAGCAATCTGTGCATACGCACTCTCCGTTTGGCAAACCGTAGCACATTTCTCCCGTTTCGATGCGCTTTCCGCAGAACGCGCAGTAATCCCACAGCCGTCC